ATAAATCAGGCGGATATGACGTGGTTGAGGGTGATGTAAAATATAAGTCACCAAGTAATTGGGAAACGTTTATTTCTAATTTTAGCAATTCTTCTTCAGATTTTTCGTTAAACTATAACGATGATTCTGAAACTTTTAACCCAATACCTGCCAATTCATACGCTCAATATTACGAAATACCTTATTATAGTAATAGTTCATTTCTTAAAGAAAAGGTAAAAAATGTAACTCCATCAAGAGTTGAATATTTGAAAAAATATTTTGAAAATTGGGTTGAAAAAGAATTCAAGCCTATTGCTAGAATTTATGAAAATATAAGAATATATGGTTCTCCTGAAAAAGACAAAAGGAAGTATAGTGATGGCCTTGATAAAACGTTATTAAATGCTGCAATAACATCAGGCGAATCAAATTTAATACCTGATGCAAGGAAATTACAGGAATTTTTCAGGTCGTTTTATTTTGGCGTATGTACGGTTTTTGACTATTATGGTGGATTCTTTAGGAAAACTATGTCTTTAAATGAGAGTTCATTCACAAATGGATTCCATGGTTTTATGGACCAGTTGGAAGAAATATATGACGAAATGGAAGATGCTTCGCAATCAGAAATAAATGCTGCTTTTGCTGCTGCTTATGCTGATGACCCGTTTAGGAACAAAGATTTGAGGCTTAGTACATATATGACTTTGAAATCTTTGTATGACAAATGGATATGCAATTCGCTAAAGGGTGATAAAACATATAGGTTTAATAGGGTTGAGGATAGAAGTAAGGAGCCTGGAACATATGAGTTGGACAATTTCATATATGTTGATAATTTTTATCGTGATATTGGATATGATTTAACCATTAATTTGACAAAATTTGTTGAATGGATGGGAAAATGTTTGCCAACTTCAGAAATGTACACAGTTGAGGGAATTATGTCATACAATGGTAAAACTTTGTATGAATTCTTGACTGATATTGCACAAGATTGTGGCGCTATATTGCTTGCAATACCACAGAGATTTATGTATGATTGTGGGGAAAACATAAAAACAGTGTTTACTCCAATACCTTCTTGTCAGGCTTGGGATGATGATACATATACCTATATGTTCTTGTATACATATAAGCCATCTGAACATCTTGGCGACCAAGGAACAAGTAATATGGATATGAATGGGTGGTCTCCTGAGGGTGATGGATACAACTTGACTGATGAAGATATTGTTGGCTCGTTATTTGACGATAATGAGATAGGATATGCTGTACCCGCATTTGGGGTTACATTTGCAAAAGAAAATCAGGCGTATTTTAAAAATATTTCACTGTCAACAAAACAACATGGGGTAACAGAGGCTGGATTGAATGCAACAATGAATATAGCGACAAAGGCTTCTGAAACAATAAGGGAAACAACACTTTATGGACAGGATATTTATAAAGTTTTTGCAAATAATTCATATGAGTGCACTGTCGAAATGATGGGTGATATGCAAATATTTCCTCCAATGTATTTCCAATTGAATAACATACCAATGTGGAAAGGTGCGTATCTTATCAAAAAGGTAACTCATAATATAAGACCTGGTGATGTCACTACGACAATAGTTGGCGTAAGGCAGAATAAGTATCTTATACCGTTGGTTGATGGTACTGTTGTTTCTTTAAGCACCAACGAAAATAGGGCTTCTGGAGATAATGGAGAAAATGTCGGTAGTGGCGGAGATGTCAGCAATTTATCTATTGGTAATGTTGAGAGTAATGGCGTTGATACAAATATTGCGGGTGATAGGTCTAAATTAATAGCAGAGCAACAAGGATTATCTGAAGATATAACACCAACAAAGCCTGTTATTATATTAACACCTGGCCATTATGTTGGGCAAAAGCCGGAAGAACATAAATGGGCAACAAGACTCATTAAGGATTATATAATTCCAAGGTTAAAACAAAAAACTTTTAAAGATGGTACTTCTTATGCTGACCATGTTGTCCAAGGAGGAAAAAAAGATAAAGAAGATATGCAGTCTTCAGGATATGATTTTTGGCCAGTTAGACATTTGGTTGATAAGTATGGGTCAAAATGCGTTGTTTCAGTGAATATACATTGGAATGGAGATGGCGGTAGTTATTTTGCAGCGTTTTGGGCACATAAGACAGCAAGCGGTGGCGTAAATATGAGAAATGATTCACAAAAATTTGGGCTGTTCTTTAGAGAAGCATTTAAGGAAGTTGTTGCAAAGAAAGATACATATTCAAAAATGCCTATTGGAATGATGGATAATGGTGTACCAACGTGGCATTATGCCTTGGGTGCAGATAATACAGACCCAGGCGCTGGATGGGGTAAAAACCCGACACATTGCGCATGCGTTCTTACTGAGAATTTCTTTGCAAATTATTATCCATCAGATAGACATGTGAATTGGCTTGCTGAAAATTATAAAGAAATTAACCCAGAAACTGGACGATATCAAAATGGTAGGGCTTGGCTTGAGAGTGAGGAAGGATGTAATGTTATTGCTAATGCACATGTGAATGCAATAGTTAATTATATAAATTCACTTGGAAATGATGCTATTGGAGATGGAAATGGTGAAGGACAGTATGTTCACAATGGGGATTCGTATGATTTAAATCTTGCGTGTCAGTGGATATTGAATAATTCATTTGATGGCACTAAACATAAATGCGCAAAATGGGTTAGGTCGGCGATAGATGTTGGATTTGGAACAAATCCTAATGGAAATAACAGTTATACTGGAGCACACGGAAGACCTGAATGGGCTTATAGTTATTCTACTTTTTTACCAAAAATAGGGTTTAAAAAAGTTGCTTCAATGACAAGTAACGAGGCAAATTCATATACGCCACAAAAGGGTGATATTGCTGTGTATAAAATGGGAACAAAAAGCGATTATCCTGGACATATATGCATGTGGACCGGAAGTAAATGGTGTTCTGATTTTAAACAGAGAAATATGTACGTGTATGGTTCGTTATACACACCTATTATAGATGTATTTAGATATGATAACCCTTCTGCATAATTTTGAAAATTGATATGGTTTTTGTATATTAATTAAAATTTTATTTATGAAAAAAATAGCAAATATTTTAACTAAAAACTTGTTTAACGATAAAATTTTTTACAATGTCATTGATAATAAGAATGATATAATTCATGGGCTTCCTGTGTTATGTGTTGGAGTTGATTTCACAAAAAAGAATTATCCTAATTTTAATAGGATAAATATGAGAATAGACGAAATGACAAGTTGGACTTATGGCCCACGTGAAAAGAGAAATGTCTATGAGTCAAGGCTGAAAATATTTATTAATGACGCAATAGAAAATTTTAAATCAAGCATTAAGTACAAATACGTTAATGTTGTTGTTGACCAAAATTCAAACGATTTCTTGTTAGTTAAAGAGATTGCCAATGGCGGTAATAAAAAAATCATATCATTCATATATAATGGCGTTATATATATTTACGATAACGTTGGAACTGTTTATGGGGTTTCGATAAGAGAGATGTCATATGTTGGTATTGATGTTAAGCCTTTTTTGAGAAACATATATTTAAATACTTCCGTAATAACCAACAAGGATTCTATACCGTTGGATGTAAGAATAATGTTTAATGGCTGTGATTATTTGATTCCGTGTTTGTTTTCTGATGATAATAATTAGTTTTTCTGTTTTTAAACTATTTATATGTAAAATAATATATTATGTTTTCACCAAGGTTAGTGATTAAGAATTATGGTTTAAGCAGGAAAAGGCTGAAGAAAAGTGTTACAAAAAAAGAAAATGCTGATAACACTTTAGGAAACCATGATGAAAAGAAAGAAGAAAAGGTTGAAGAAGAAGATATTGAAGAAGAAAAAACTAGTAAGAATAATAAGAAAAAAAATAAAAAAGATATGGCAATTAATGAAGAATTAATTTCAGCTGCTGAAGAGCAAGCAAGTGCGTTATCTAATAATGTAAAAGTAGTTAAAAAAGACCGTGGCTTGATTGAAAGAACCGAGTCATCTAAAATAATTCTTACAGAGGATAATAGACAAGTGTTAAATGACTAAGAATAGTTTAAATGAAATAAAATATAACTTTAGGCATTTGGTTGAATATGTAACACCTGATGGTGTCGTTGAAGATGAAAACGACCCAAATGCTATGGGTGGTGGTGACCCTAATGCTGGTGGTGATGCTATGGGTGGTGACCCAATGGCTATGGGCGGCGACCCTAATGCTATGGGCGGCGCTTCTATGGGTGGTGACCCTAATGCGATGGGCGGCGACCCTAATGCTATGGGTGGTTCTCCTATGGGTGGTGACCCAAATGCCATGGGTGGTGGACAATCTCCTGAAGGATTTTCTCCACAGGGAGTTGACCCAAATGCAGGAATGGAAGGCATGGGTAGTGACCCAAATGCAATGGGCGGCGCTCCTATGGGTGGTGACCCTAATGCAATGGGCGGTGACCAAAATATGCCAGGTCCTAATGATGATGTCGTTGAAATTGATGATTTAACTGATGCTCAAGAAGATACTGATAAAAAGGTTGATTCATTGACTTCAAAATTTGAAAAGTTAATGTCTTCAATTGACGGAATAGAAAAAAGAATCAATGACATTGATGCACACACAAATCAATATCTTGGGGCACTTAAAGGTGAAATAGAAAAAAGAAATCCAACCCCAATGCAAAGATTAACAATGCGTTCAACAAAGTCAGCACCATATGATATGACACCAAACGAGTATATGAACAATTATGCTCCTGAAAATTATAGTGACGCTTCAGACAACAATGGCGCTGATGACCCTCAATATAAAATAACAAAGGGCGATATTGACGATTTTGTTGATTATGGTTCAATTGCAAAAGATATTGAAAACAAGAAAATCGGATTAAATGATATATTTGGATATTAATAATTATTGGGCTACATTTGTGGCCCAATAATTGTTTTTTTTGTAAACTTTTTGTATATTATATAAAAGTTAGTTTTTATTTATTAACATTTTTAAAATAATAATTTTATGAAAAAATTTTTGTAATTTATGGGTAATTTAATTGATTTACCAAACATTAGTTTAGATTCAGTAGTAAATGAGAAAAACAATGAACAAAAACCAAAAAAAGAAGGTTTTGATGTAAAAAACTACCTAAATGTAAGACTTTCAGAAGGTGAAGACCAAAAGACACTTACAATAAGGCTATTACCGATGGACTTGGAAACAGGTAGTCCGTTTGCGAAGATACACATTCACAACGTTAAAGTCCCTCAAGATATGGTAAAGCCTGGCGAAAAGCCGTATAAATCATACATTTGTTTAAATAAGACGGAAGGAATTGACCATGAAAAGTATGGTACAAAATGCCCATTTTGTGAAATGAACTATGCCGCTTATTTAGAATCAACAAAAGAAACAGACGCAGTTAAGAAAAAAGCATTACAAGAAGCATCTCTTGCATTCAAGAGCCAAGAGGCTGTTATTGTTAGATGTATTGAACGTGGTAAGGAGTCTGATGGCGTTAAGTTTTGGAAGTTTAATATCAGGGCAAAAGACAAGACAGACCCTTATAACCAAATTTTAAACTTGGCCAAGTTAAGGGAAGAGGCTGCTGCAAGAAAGGGAGAAACAAACAATATCCTTGATATTTACAATGGCCGTGACTTGAACGTTACAATTACATCAGCAGAAAAGTCAGCACCAAGCATTATTGATGATGGTGATAGAAGTCCATTGTCAACCGATGAGGAACAAATGAAAAGATGGATATTCGATACAAAGAGGTGGCAAGATGTGTTTACATGTAAGCCGTATGAATATCTAAATCTTGTTGCTCAAATGAGAACTCCATGGTTTGATAAATCAAAAGGAATTTGGGTTGATAAGGAAGAGTACGAGGCCGAACACGGTGCTGACACTAAAGATATTAATGACGAAATTAAAAAAGCCGAAAATAAGGTAAAAGAAAACGAAAAAGCTAATAATAATTCATTTGCTAGTTCTTTGGAAATTAACGATGATGATTTACCTCATTAATATATGTGTAATCACGGAAAAATTAAATTTAATTATGGGGCGATGGGTAGTGGAAAAAGTCTTCATTTGATTGCCACTGCCCATAACTTCAAAATGCATTCAATACCTTTTATTGTTCTTAAAAGCAGAATAGATGATAGGGACGGTGAAGATATTGTTCATTCTAGGGCAATAGGCGACATTGAATGTGTTGGAATTACGGTTGAAGATAACATTTTTAGTCTTGTTTCAAATTATTTAAATGCTGATTTGTTTTATGGTGCAAAAGGCCTTAAATGGATTCTTATAGACGAATGCCAATTTTTAACTGAAAAACAAGTTGATGAATTGGCAGCAGTTGCAGATAATTTTGGAATAAACGTTTTGTGCTACGGGCTAAGAACTGATTTTAAAACGCAATTATTTCCTGGTTCAAAAAGACTATTTGAAATAGCAGATAGTTTTGAGGAAATAAAATCAAGTTGCTATTGCAACAGTAAGACTATTTTTAATGCAAGAATAAATAAAGAGGGTGAAATTGTTACTGACGGAGAACAAATCGAAGTTGGTGGAGATGACAGATATGTGTCTTTGTGTAGAAAATGCTATTTTGAAAAGACAAATAACCCTTTGTATAATAAAAATGATTAATTATGGCACAGCCACAAAAAAAAGCACCTATTAAAAAGAAGAATACAATTTCAGATTTAAAAGCAAAAATGGGATTTGGTGTTTCTATTGAAAAGGGAGAAATACAAAATGCAAGTAATGCAGATAAACCATTGGAATGGTTGATTATGCCTAAGGCATTTCAGGAAGCACTGAAACTTCCAGGTTATCCGATTGGGTTCGTAAGCACAGTATGCGGACATAGCAACAGTGGAAAATCTACATTAATAAATCATGCAATTGTAGCAGCACAGAGACAGGGGTTAATACCAATTATATATGATACTGAGAATAATTTTGACTTTCAGTATGCAATAGATATGGGAATGGATGCAACACCTGTTTATGGTGATGTAAACGTTGAAGTTGTTGACCCAGAAACAGGTGATGTTTCAGTTGTTAAAGAAAACAGGATAATTGAATATGATGGCCCTTTTGTTTATTTTAATAATTCAATTTTAATTGAAAGATACGGCGATATTGATTATTCAACAGGAAAACGAGGTTCGAAAAAAAGAAATAAGGCTGTAATTGAAGATATTGCATATTCAATAAATGAATTTTTAGAATATCAATCAAATGGAGATATAGAACAAGGATTCGTGTTTTTATGGGATTCTGTTGGAAGTATTGGCGGTTTGAAATCTTATAATAGTAAAGTTGGAAATCCTATGTTTGACGCTGGAACTATTTCGGCTGCAATGCAAGATATTATGGACAGTGCAATACCTTCTTCGAGGAAAGTTTCCTCTAAATACACAAATACAATGATAATGGTTAATAAGGTTTGGCTTGATAATACAACAAATCCAGTCGGGCCACCAAGTTTAGAATTAAAGGGTGGTAGAAGCATTTTCTTTAGAAGCAGACTTATAATTTTGTGCGGTGGAATGCTCAAGTCATCTGTAAAAAAATTAACAGCAACTTCAAAAGGGCTTAATTATAACTGGGGTATACAAACAAAAATAAAGGTTTTAAAAAATCAATTGCCAAGCCCGTTTAATGTAAC